TCAGAGCAAAGGCCCTACCATTAGGTGGGGCCACCTTCTTTTTGCGCTATGGCTGCCACGATCAACGCCACACTGAAAAGTGCGACAGCCAACAGCTTCGTAACGTTGGCCGAAGCCAACACGTATTTTGAAACCGTTCCAGACAGCACGAACTGGGACAACAAGACTGATGACCAAAAAAACCGTGCATTAATCTCAGCCACCCGCTGGATCGACACGTTGAATTTTTACGGCGATCGTTGCGATACAAGCCAAGCGTTGAACTGGCCACGCAACAACTATCACGTAGATCGTGTTGAGCTGACTTGCTCTGCGATTCCAAGCGACATTAAGTATGCAACATATGAGTTGGCCAATGCACTGGCAAACGATACGGATGCGATCACTGGAACGACAGGCGACACAGGTTTATACAAGTCCGTCAAGCTAGGAGAAATGGAAGTTGAGTACAACACTTCTAGTCAAGCCACGGGCACAGTCAATAACGTTTTTGACGTTTATCCCTGGCTGCAGTCTTATTTAGGTGCTTACTGTCTTGGCGGTAGCGGCAGTTATCAAGTTCGTGTTGTGAGGGGTTGATATGGCAGGG